GCTGACAGCATCAAAGACGTTGTTGATATATTCAGAGAGTATGACATTGTTAGACTTCAAGTCGTATCCCCAGATGATGGAGGTGAGCATGAGTAGCTTTCAGAAGACACAAGTGTCTGGCTATCTTGGCAAAGGGCAGTACAGAGACCGTGAGGCATACGTCTACGTGCTGGCACATGATAACTACGCAGCACAGGCTGTGGCAGATGGAGGTCGCACTACGTTCCGGCTAGGCGAGTTTCCGACAGAGGAAGAGGCAGAGATGGCCTGTGAGGATTATGTATTGGGGGTGAAGTATGAGTAAGCTATGGGACAAGGCTGTAGAATACTACCTCACGCATGACGACATTGAGACGTTCCTGCTCGTGTGCATCTGGGTCTTCTTGGGCTGGATGATGTTCCATGCCTTCAACGGAGTAATGGAAAGGATATACTGCTGATGAATAGGTTCCTGATTGAACATGACACCGATGCCATCGCTAAGTCATTGTGCGACAAGCACATTGTCAAGATGCCATTGGAGGAAGCGCAGATGCTATGCACTAGCATTTGGCATCACAACCCTGAGTATGCGGCACATCACGAACTGTACAAGCCTGTACACCAGAAGCACCCGTGTACCCTGTGGGCTATGGAGACACGTGAGAACTTCGTGTTTGCCTTCAACCTGTACACTTCCATGCTGTGCGAGTACAATCACAGGTATGGCAAGTGGCATGGTGCTGGCAACCCAAGCACGACGAACAAGCTGACACGGCCAGAGCATATCATCTCTGCTAGGCACTGGATACCGGACGGCCCACTGACGCCGCACCCGCAATGCTTCAGCGGACATGATGACCTGAAGACGGACGAGGCGTGGCCCATTGAGGCATACCGTGCCTTCTACAAGGTAGACAAGGCTGCGTTTGCTAAGTGGGAATATGGCGGCAGAGAGATGCCACACTGGATGAAGGAGGACGTAGCATGAAGACGATACGTGTAGAGATAACACACCGTGACCCTGACATCCTTGCCCAAAAGGTTGAGGACTATTACCGTGGCTATCATCCGTCAGGGTATGACACCCGAATGGATGGCCCTGCCTTCTACGACGAGAAGCGGCATGTGTGGGTAGCGTTACTCACCCGCCTTGAATCCTGCGACTGAAAGGAGAATTGACATGAAAACCAAGACAATCACCTTTGAACTGAACGGCTACGAGATTGAGCGTATGCGCCGCATCCTTAGTGCCATCAAGGACTTCAACCGGGCGACAGAGGAGAAGGCTGACATCACCTACGATACTATCCAGCACCTTGACTTTGCAGACAGGTGGCTTGCTGGGCTTATTGGCTTGGAGCAGCCTGAGTGTGAGCATGGTCACAGGAATGCATGGGCAGACTATGTGTGGAAAGAGGAGGACGCAGACTGATGTTTGCAGAAGCACTTGTATGCCTTGCACTCAACGTGTATCACGAGGCCCGTGACCAGCCCTTCATTGGGCAGGTTGCGGTAGCCCAAGTGGTGATGAACCGTGTGCATGATGACCGGTACCCTGATGACGTATGTGAGGTGGTCATGCAAGGCCCGACATACTCGTGGAAGCCTGACTTCCCTGTCCGTCACCGCTGTCAGTTTAGCTGGTACTGCGACGGCAAGTCAGACAAGACGCCTGACCAGACAGCATGGGAACAAGCCCTCGTGATTGCACAGGGCGTACACACAGGCAACCTTGACGACTTCGTTGAGGGTGCGACACACTACCATGCGACCTACGTCCTGCCCGAATGGGCAGAGAGCAAGACGCCTGTCGTACAGATAGGCGAACACATATTCTATCGCTGGGACTAGAAATCTTCTGGTAATGGGAAGATATGTATTGACTATGGAC